AGATAAAAACATAAAAGATTCAGATTTATTTGAATCAATAGTCATACCTGATAAAACACAATATAGATTATTTTTTACGAACACAACAGATGCAGAAAAAGATACACAAGGTTTAATATGTGTTTTAAAAGGGCAAACTTTTGAATTTGCAAAGTTAAGAGGAATAAAGCCTTCAACAACAGGAACATTTGTTACAACTGGTGATGTAAAAGCTATACATGGTGGGTTTGATGGATATGTTTACAGACAGGAAAAGGGTAATGATTTTGATGGGGCTACTGTTGATGGAAAATACAGAAGTCCTGATTTAACATTTGGAGATCCCGGAATAAGAAAACATATGCAAAGGGTTATATTAAATTATGCACCTGAAGCAAGTATCGATGCAGATTTATTTTTAAGATATGATTATGAGAGTGGTGATGCACCTAGACCTGCAGCATATCCTTTTGACTCATCAAAAGTTGTTGCAGTTTATGGAACATCAACATATGGCACAGGTACATATGGTGGAACATCACAACCCCTTGTTCGGCAACCAGTTGAAGGTTCAGGGTTTGCAGTTGCATTAAGAGTAAACGATGGTGGCACAACAGCACCATATTCATTAAAGGGTTTTGGATTAGAATATCAAGTAGGAGCAAGAAGATAAATGGGAGCAACGTATACAAGACAGTCCACGTATACTGACGGTGACGTTATACAGGCATCCGATACTAATGACGAGTTTAACCAGTTATTAGCCGCCTTTGCCGCAAGTACAGGACATACACATGATGGCACTACTGCTGAAGGTGGTCCTATAACTAAAATGCTTGGAACATCACTTACGCTTGGTGATGGCACAGCAGGAACAGATATTACTGTAACCTTTGATGGTGAAAGTAATGATGGTGTTCTTAAATGGATGGAAGATGAAGACTACTTTGAGTTTAGTGATGACATCTTAGTTGCTTCAACAGAAAAGTTACAATTCAGAGATACTGCAATATACATTAACTCATCTACAGATGGACAGTTAGATTTAGTTGCAGATACAGAAATACAGATTGCGGCCACAACTGTTGACATAAATGGTAACGTTGATATATCAGGAACACTTACAATAGGTAGTGCAGGTATATCAGAAGCAGAATTAGAAATACTTGATGGTGCTACAGTTACAACCACTGAGTTAAATATAATGGATGGTGACACATCTGCTACTTCAACTACGTTAGCTGATGCTGATAGGGTAGTGGTAAATGATGCTGGCACGATGAAACAAGTTGCATTAACTGATTTTGAAACATACTTTGAAGGTGCGTTAGATACCTTTAGTTCAGCCATAACTGCTGATGCAGGAGTATCTATTGATAATATTACAATAGATGGCACAGAGATAGATTTATCTTCTGGAGATTTGACAGTAGATGTTGCAGGAGATATTAGTCTTGATGCAGATGGTGGTGACATATTCTTCAAAGATAATGGTACAACATTTGGTAGTGCAACTAACACATCTGGTAATTTAATAATTAAATCAGGAACAACAACAGCATTAACGTTTAGTGGTGCTAATGCTACAGTTGCAGGAGATTTAACTGTATCAGGTGATTTGACCATATCAGGTGATGACCTAACTATGGGTACAAACACCAGTGGTCATATCATGGTTGCAGATGGTACTAACTTTAATCCTGTAGCAGTATCAGGTGACGTAACAATCAGTAATACAGGTGCTGTAACAATAGCAAATGATGCAGTTGAAACTGCAATGCTTAATGATAATATTATTACAGGACAGACTGCTGAAACCTCTATTGCTAGTAATGATGTTCTCTTAATTTATGATACAAGTGCTAGTGCAATTAGAAAGATTACTCGTGCTAACTTTACTGCAGGACTAGCTTCTTCAGATGCTATTAATACAATCGTACAAGATACTACTCCACAGTTAGGTGGTAATTTAGATACTAACTCACATAACATACTTATTGATGATGCACATTTTATTGCAGATGAAAATGGTAATGAACAAATTATATTCCAAACTACATCTTCTGCTGTTAATCAGATTGA